CCAATTGAACCGCCGCTGCATGTTCCCTGTATTTCAATCAACGGCTCTGAATACTCGTTGCCCTTTTGTCGATTGATGACATACACGCCCGCGCCGCTGAACTCAAACACCTCGTCTTCAATTGCATAATAGAACGGATCGGGGCAGAAAAAGTTCAGCGTTCCTTGACCGGATCGAATCAAGTCGTCAATTTCCGTTTGATCCTGAATGATGGCGTTAATGTACTTGTCNGGCTCATCATCGAAAATGAGCGGCTTTGGCTCGCTCTTGTTCAATTTTCCGGCCAAGAAGCGTTTCAGTTCAAAATATGACATGTCGAGATGCTCAAAGATAACCACCTCGACAGGAATGACGACCGACTGATGCCGCTTCTCCAAGAAATACGCGCCATGCCTTCCGGCGATAGACATGGATGTGATTTCTTGCGGCGGCATTAAGGGGCGTCCAATGTCTCGAACGAGTAGATACGGTGAAAGGTCAAACCCGTCATACATAATCACAAGACGCTCCCCCCTATGCCGTTTGCCCTCATTTTTCCGATGCGCCGTTGACCGAGTTCACGGTCGATATAAGGCGTGACCACTCGCATAATTTCCCTGCCGTCCAAGACGACAGGAACGACAACTTGTATTTGCTCTGCTCCTTGTGCTCCGCTGTTTTGCAGTTCTTCACGGATGATGCTTCGCAACATTCGTTGCGGTGCCACGATCTCTGGGTTTCCTGCTCCCGCGTCACCGACAATCGCTAGCGTCGGCTCGTCAACGACACCGCCTGTTGCCAAACGCGGAATGTTCGGGATATTAAACCCAATCGAGCCGCCGCCGCGTCCGCCAATCACCGGAACCCAGTCGGGAATCTTCGGAATCGGAATGCGAACGCTGTTGATTGAGTTAATCATGCGGTTGATAAAGTCAATGACTTTGTTTACTGCGCCACGCACCGAGCTAACCACGCTGTTCCATGCGCGCAATGTTGCGTTTTTCACTCCGTTCCATACGCTTGAAATGATATTGCGAATGCTGTTGAACGCGCTTGAAATTCCCGAACGAATGCTGTTGATAACAGAACTGATTGCACTTTTGATACCATTCCACACGCTCGACGTGACAGAACGGATGGCGTTCCATACTGTTGAAATCACGTTCCGAATTGCATTGAAAACAGAAGAAACCGCAGATTTAATCGCGTTCCATGCAGTAGTCAAAGCCGAACGGATGGCATTCCAGACCGTTGTCGTCACGGTGCGAATGACGTTCCACACGGTCGAAATCACCGTCTGGATCGCGTTGAATACTGTCGATACGGCGCTTTTAATGCCGTTCCACGTTGCCGTCAACGCCGACTTGATGGCGTTCCAGACGGTCGATGTCACGTTTTTAATCGTGTTCCAAATGTTCGAGATCGCTGTTTTAATTGCATCAAAAACGGTAGAAGCGACGGCTTTAATAGTGTTCCACGCCGTTGACAAGGCTGATTTGATGGCGTTCCAGACCGTGATGGACACGCTCTTGATGCCTTCCCACACACTCGTAAAGAACGCACCGAGTGCGCTGAACACGGTTTGCGCCACGCTTTTGATTGCGTTCCACGAGTTCGTCAGAAACTTACTGACCGAATCCCAGTTCTTCCATAGCAAAACGATGATCGCGATAAGCGCTCCGATAACGCCTATTACAATCAACACCGGCGCCGCAATCGCTCCAAAGCTGACGCCAAGAACGCCCATCGCCATAGTGATGGTAGACACAATCGGCGCGAGCGTCAAAAACAGTCCGGTGATAATGCCAATCACCGTGACAATCGCCGCGATGGTTGCCGCCAATTTCGGGTTTTCAGAAATCCACTCCGCTACTTTGCTGACTACATTAGCAATCCCCCGATACACCGGAGCTAGGGCTGTGTTTAAATCGTTGAACGCATTTTGCATTTGCACCATCGGGTCGGCATTCATTTGTTGCACGGTCTGGTTGAACAGGTCTTGATTTTTACTCGCGTCACCCAAGTGCTTGTTCATGTTCAGAAGCGTTTCCGCAATGTTATCTCCTTGGTCTTCCCACATTGTTCCAAAAATTGCTACCCCCAAGGCGTTTCGCTTCGTTTCATCATCGACGTTCATCAGCGCTTTGGCAACCTGTTGCATAGCCGTCCGCCCTCGCTCACCACCTGCGGCGACGGCCTGTCCCCATGCCTGCAACTGCTTCGCGGAGATGCCTGTTCCTTTCAAGAGTTCGACCGTCGTTTCATTCACACCCTGCCCGAATTCTGCAAGGCGAATGCGGCCTTCCTTGAGGCCGTCAAGCAGGTTGTCGATGTTCCACGTCCCCGTTTCGACCCCTGCGGCGAAAATTGCTTGAATCTCATTCGCCTCAAATCCGGCGCGGTTCAATTGTTGGCCGTACTCCGAAATGATGTCGAGCTGTTCAGGCGGAAATCCAATGCGCAACAACGAATTGACAAGCCCAAGCGCTTGCTGATCCGACATTTCAAGTTCGCTGCCAATTTCGTTCACTTCCTGAATAAGCTCCGTAAAGTCGATTCCCGAATACGCGGCGGCGATCGCTCCGGCTCCCTCGACAATCTTTCGGTTTGCGGCGTCGCTCGCATCCGCGTTTAGTGCGAATTGACGGCGCACGCCTTCTAGGGCGCTTTCCGCGTCAATGCCGTACGCTTTGACCGTGTTTGTCGCTTCTTTTACCGTTTGAATGGACTCTGGCGGAACNTCGAAGGATACGCGAATTTTCGTTTCCGTGTTTACGCTCTCTAACGCTTGCCCGACAACCGCTGAAATGCCTGCGCCCGTCGCCATACCGGACAGGACAGGCTCGAAATTAATGTCTTTCAGCGATTTTTGGGTATTCTCTGCTTCATCTTGCAATTTCTTGAGCTCGCCCCTCGCTTGGGACGTATCCACTTTCGGGGAGGGCATGGAACGGATGGCTTGTGTCAGTTCTTGAATCGCCCCTTCAAGTCGGACGATTGGTGACATGTCGGCTTGAATGTCCAAATCCGGCATCGACTCAATGGCGCTTTCAACGGATTGGAATGCCTTTTCCGCGTTTCGGGTGACGCGATTCAAAATGCCTGACACTTCATCCGCGCCGGAAATCGCAATTTGAACGACTTGTTCCGCCATGCGTTATCTCCCCTTTCGTACCAAACGCGCTCGCGAAGGGAGTCTTCTTCGCAGTTTCTCCGCTTCTTTTTGGCGCTCTTTTTGAATTTTGTTATGGTGCGCGACCAACAATTCAACCTGCAAAGGCGTCATGTAGGGAATGTCAAGCGGCGAAATGCCGCACTCTTTCACGAGAAAATAAAAATTCCTTCCCTCACGATTGAGGAAAGGAATCTTCATCATTCTCTACCGCTTCTTGAACTTGTTGTTTGTTGCCAATGCCCGTCAGCTCATAAATTCGAGCGGCGATCTCATCCACCAACTTCGGCGGNAACTCGTTTTCCACNACNTGTTCNGTAATCATCGGNTCAACCGTNCCGTATGCCACNGCNTTGATNGCCGCCCGTTTCCGGCCGCGCAAGTTGGCTTTCGTGTCAAATTGGAGTGTCTGCGTCATTTTGCCTTTTAATGTCGGCGTTCCTTTCACTGACACGCCCTCTTGCATGAGTTCCTCGATTTCCAGTGCCTCTTTNTTGTTCAGNGGGCGAATNTCCACNTCAAATTCTTCGCCGTTCCACGTCACCGTCATCGTTTCTTGGTAGGCCGTTCCGTTCAATACACCGGCAGTCAATTTTTTAGCCATTCGTTTTCCCTCCGTTTGATAGGTTCAATAGGTCATATATCGTCATTTCTCTATCATCATCTATATTTATATTTGTAGTAATCTTTGTAGTAATCTCTGTATTTGTCTGACGTTTTGTCGTATAGGGTGTTACGTTATAACGTCATACCTGTTTCGTTTGATCTTTCGACTAAATGGGTAGACGAAAAAAGTTCTCTACCCTTCCTATGAAGCTGTATACGACGCCTTGTCGTTGGTCAGCGACACTTGAATCGGCCCTGTTCCTGTCGCTTGGTCGAACAACGCTCTTGCTGTCACCGTCTGCACAATGCCTTCCCGTCCCTCAACCGGTTGGCTCGATGCCGTATAAATCAGCCGCGGGAAAATGATGTCCAAGTTGCTCCCTAGATGCAACGTGTAGCTGAATTCTTGCAACGTGTCGACGCTTGGGCCGTCCGTTCCACCCCAAAAGGCAATCAGCTCTTGATCGCTGTCAAATCCAAGGGCGACTTCCAACGTGACGACCATCGAACCCATGAACGCCTTTTTCGGAAAACGCGATCCGAATCCTTGTGCGCTCTCAATATCCGCGCCGGTTTCTACTGTCAGCGTTAAGCTGTTGACCGACGCGCTCATATCTGTGCCGTTCTTTTCAAGCGTCGCCATTGGAGCGGTAAAGACGTTCCCCTCCGTAAATTGCACATTAGTGGCGAGCGGCGCCCGTTTGTCCGACGCGCCCAACGTGTTGACCGTTAGCAGCGCCCACTCGTTCTCAATCTCCAATTCAAGCGACTCAATCACGTTGCCAAGGAACACATGTTCCATAATGTCCTTCCCGACTTTCGCCGAGAACGACGGCATGAGTGCGCTTCGGGCAGGGTAGAACGTGTGCGTATAGCCTGTCGTGGCGTCGCCTGTCACTTCATAGCCGCCTAGCGCCCATTTCCAGAACCAACCCGTTGCCTTATCGTCAAGCGGCAGTGTGATCGCTCCGCCAGTCGAATACACACCCAATTGCGCCACACGATCCAAGCCGGAAATGCCCTCGTAAATCAGCTTGTCATCCTCGGCCGGCTCAATGGAAACACTTTCGGGGTCGAGCGTTTCCGCATATTGCGCCGCTTCCACCCCGAATTCCGTTTCCTCGCCGATCATTAAATAGCGCGTAATCGCCATGTGTCATCACCTCACTCTTTAACGGTCTTGAGCGGAGCAGGCGTTAGGGTGGCGGCATAGTCCGTATCCGCCGTTCCGGCATCCGCGTCAAGTTTTTGCAACAAGGCGATTTGTTTGTTTCGCAGTTCGTTCAGGTCGTCAATCAAGTCATAAAAAATTGCCGGCAGTTGAGCAACACCGGCGCCGCCTTCGCCTTTTCCGATGTGTTTTGGTACTTTCGCCATGCTATTCCCTCCGTTTCACTCGAAAGTCAAATTGAACCGCAGACCAACAGACCTGCGTGTTATTGCCCATTTCGTAGGCAGGATCGATTTGCGTTGGGCGAACATCCGATACAGTGCCTCCTAGCGTTCGGTCTTGCATCAGCACGTCATAGACCGTCAACGCCAAGTCATGCGCTTTCTCCAACCCTTGTTCAGGGTTGCTGTCTTTGACAAGCACTACAAAGTTGAATCGCACGTCATGGTCGGCTGTGTGACCGCCAAGCAAGTTCGGGGCGTACGGCTCTGGCACAATCCAAATAGCAGGCGTTTGCAACGTCCCGACTCTTACCTTTTCCCCATACACAATCCGTTTGATTTCATCGAGTTCGGGCGCTTGATCCAAAACTTCCCGAATCTTTGTCCGAATCTCCTTATGAATGTCTTTAAGCGGCTTCCGTTGGATCATATCAATTTCACTTCCTTCAACGCTTCTTCGATGAAGTCGTCGATGCGCCGTTCAGCGGCGGCGATGGATCGTTCGATGTAGTGTTTCGGCTTGATGCCCGGATGATTGACTTTCTTCGCGAAAATCACTTCGCCGTTTACCTCAAACCGCAACGCTTGCGCCCTTCGAGGATAAATCGTATATGGTCCAGAACCATAGTTTTGCACAAGCGCATATTCCACGTTCGTGCCGACTGTGTAGAACCGCGCGCTTCGCTTTTGCAATTTCCATGATCCGGCCAAGCGCCCATGGTCTTGCGGCGAAAACTCCATCAAATTGCCCCACACTTCAAGCGCGGTCAATTCTGTTGCGCGGTTTAGCGCCGCTCTCATGCGCGGAATCAACCGCCTCAAGTCGTCCATACTGATTTCAGCGTCAAACATATCTATCACGCCTCTACATAGTCATCTGATGAAAGGAAAACGTCAACGCTTCGCTTCATAAACGGCTGTAGTTCCGTCCCCAAGTCTTTTGTCACATCCGATGTATTCAAAATGGAGACGGCAAAGTCGTCAATTTGAATAATCGGGCTAGACCGTTGCTGTTGGGCGACCGCTACCACTTTGGCGACCGTCCGCACTAAAACGTCTTGAATCGCCAAGTAGTCGTCATCCGTTTCAAGGATCGTTCGCTTGAGTCTGGCATGGATATGCGACGCGATCCGCTCAATCCATGTCGACAACAAACCATCCAGTGCCGCTTCGGGATCAGTCGCATTTGGGAAACGGAAATACTCCGCAGAAACGCCAGTCAAATTCCGAACGTCCTGCGGAGTGACCACCTCAGTCACAGGCTTTTCAAATAAGGGCATGGGGCATCACTCTTCTTTCAACACTTCGAGCTTGTCGATCAGTGTCGAACGTTTCTTGCCTGCTTTTTCTTGGGACAACGCCTCGTCAACAGAAATCTTACCCTCCTTGAC